GCCGATAAGCGTCGGCGCGTAGCTGTTGTTGATCTTGTAGAGCTGCGTGCCCGACACCACGAAGCCGGTGCCGTCTTGCGGCGAGAAGGCCCACAGGCCCCGGATCGGGCCAGTGCCAATCGAGTTGAGCAGTTTCAGCCCCGGAGCGCGGTTTAGAAACGCCGGCTCCTTGCCCGCCTCGGGCACGATCTCGGGAAACAGGTTGACCATGCGGGCATCCGCAGCGTTGACGCTGCGAGCCACATAGGTCGAACCAAGGATCGGCGTCTTCATCAGTAGTTACCGGCGTAGATGTTATACCGCTGCCGCGTGGCAATCAGCGAGTACGGCATCGACATCACATCGTCCGGATTGTTGATGCGCTTCAAGTTGCGCTTGCTGTACATCGCAATGCGCTGCACCTGGGGGCTTGGTTCGATGCCAAACTCCGGCGCGATCTCGCAGGCCAAGTTGTAGGTAAACGCCCGCAGGTAGCCTGGCGGGAACAAGATGTCGGTAGACAGATTGGCCGGCTGCGTCAGCTCTTGGACGCTGATGAAGTGCCACTCCAGCAGCCGCGTCGGGCGCGGGTAGATGAAGATGTCAAAGTTTGGGTAGGTGTTGTTTACAAACATCACCTGCGGAAAAGTCGAGGTCACAGTCTTGACAGCGATGCCGTCATACTGTTGCTGGTTGATCAGCTTGATGCCGTACGACACGCCAGTGCCGGGGTCTTTGAAGTAGGTGGCGTCGTCCACCAGAACGGGCCGCACGGCGGTGCCGTTCAGGCGTACCAGCGAGCCGCTGGGGCCAAGAGTCTCGTTGATCGAGCCGGTCGGCCAGTTGACGATCTGGTCGATGGTGGCAAAGACAGCCAGTCGCTCGGTGTTCCACGAGTCGATCATCTGATTGAGCGCCATCAGGGAATCCTGAGACACTGAGGCCGACGGCGTTTCACCCTCGGCTAGGACGCCTAGCAGCCGCAACGCCCGGTTAATCTGTTCGCCTGCGGTGTAGGTCGTCATGCTATTCCTCTTCGTCCTTCTTGCGCCGCCCGCGCCGAGGTGCAGGTGCTACCTCAATTTGCGGCTCGATCTGAGGCGCATCTTGTTCCTCAGGATTGTAGCGTGACCAGCCGTTTTGAACATCAAAATCGGCTTCCAAGTCCATCACGGCAACTTTAGCGCCGTGGACGGGATGTGTCAGGTAGATTGCGGCCATGTGTGCAGAAGTGGGGGCCAAAGCCCCCACTTAATTAAGAAGCGACAAGAGGAACGGAGAACCAGTCTGTGGTGTCATACGCCACAAACCAGCAAGCCGTTTTCGCAGCCATCGAGAAAGCCGTAGTGCCCGCGACGCCGTTGATTTTGGCGCTGCCGGGAGCGTAGACCTTCAAAATAGCGTTGGCCGTATCGTCGTTCTTAACCACAAGCAGTCGGCCGGCCGTGGGAGCAGGCAGCACAACACCTTTGGTGGCGTCAGCTGCAGTCACCCAGTTGAACGAAGCCGTCATAGCCGTCGCGTCGGCGCGGGTCGAACCCGCAGCCGCCGGTTTGGCGACGTCGACGCTCAGGGAGGCGCCGGTCAGCGTGGGGCTGGACAGCGTGCCGCCGGTGATCGTGGAGTTGGAAATAGCGGCACCCGTAATCGTGGTCCCTGCGACAAGCTCGGGATCGGAAAACGCGACGCCTACTGCTTTAGTATTTGGCATGATATGTCCTTTTAAAAACAGGAGGCCGAAGCCTCCCGTTAGCTTAGACGCGGTACAGAGTCCAAGTCGTGTCGCTGGTTTTACGAGCGATAAACGAGGCCGAAGTACCATCGTTGATGGCCAGCGAACCGACAATCGTCCAGCCCGTGCCAGTGCCAGCGGCCATGGTGATGTCGCCGGTCGAGGTGCCAATGTTGACCACCACCCAGTTAAAGGTGCTGCCAACTTTAGCACTAGACACCAGATCGTTCACACCAGTGACGCCGCCTGCTGTAACCACGATAGGCATCGTGTAGGTCGTAGCAGTGGTGCCAGGATTGGCGATCAGAATACCGCCAGTTACTTCAGCAGCCGTCAGGGTGACAGCGGAAGTGCCAGTTTCAGTAGTAGGGGCGGGCAAGTAGCCGATGACGGGTTCGTTGAGGTTGCCGTCGCCGACTTGATAGCCGCCTGCGCCATTAGGGAGAGCCATGATAAATTCCTTTCAAAAAGTTACGAATTGAAGCCCCCGAAGGGGCGTCAAAATCAACCCCACATCCGAACGCCCATCTGGGGACGGATGGTGCTGTAGCCGTACAGAACGTCAATACGGCAAGGCATACGGTCGTTGTTGATGTCGTACTGGCGCACCACACGCAGGCTGATGCCATTGTGAACGGCGCGAGCGGCCATGTCCACACCTTGCGGCAGGAGCAGGTCGGCGGTTGCGAAGGTGATCGCGTCCTTGTGGTACACCAAGTTCTGGGCGTACTGGCTGGACGGAGCGCCAACGAAGACCACAGCCTTGTTGTTGCCAGGCAGAGCGGTCATGGTAGCCAGTGCATGGCTGGCCGAGTACATCGGAGCCACGGTCACAGTTGCGGTGGTGGTGGCGGTCGAAGAAGCCAAGGCCACAAACTGAAACAGCGAGCCGGTGGACTCGCGAGTCTGCGGGTTCACAGCGTAGACATCAGCGATGGTGAACACGTCACCAACAGCGATGGTGTCGCCAGAGCCAACAGTCAGAGTCAGCGTAGCAGCGCCTTCAGCAGTCACGGCAGCGGCGGTAACCACGCCAGTAGCAGCGCGGGAGCCGGTGGTGTGTTGCTTGATCGACTGAGACATGTTGATCTCGTCGAAGCCCAACACGCCCATGCCCATCATGCCGTTCTTGAACTGCTTGCTAATGGTGTCGGTGGGATTGAAGAGACCCTTCATGCCCTCGACCAGACCAGCGTTGGCAGCCGGGTTGACGGTTGCGTAGCGCGGGCTCATCACAGCAGCGTTCTCGTTGAGTTTCTGCTGGGCTTGCAGCAGAACCAGCGAGGTAGCCGGCGTGGTGCCAGGGGTGCCGACGGAGTTACCGATGCTCTTGTAAGCGTTGGCAACGTCAGCGTCGATGCTCGATGCCAACTGGCTGATACGAGGCTTCAACACACGCTCTGCGAAGTCGTCCAACTGCATGGTCAGTTCGGCAGACGTAAAGTTCACGCCGATATGCTTCTGCGAAGCCACAGTCAGGGTGGTGAACTGCTCGTTGTCGTCCTGCACTTGCAGGGCGGCGCCGTCGGTGACCAGAGCGCGATCAGGCAGACGGATACGCAGGGTCGAACCAATCTTGGCACCTTCAACAGCGAAGCTGTCGTCGTACTGACGGTTTACGTTACGGGTGAGCACGAGGTTGTTCTCCAGAATCTCCAGAGCCTTCCGCGTGATCATGTCAATGGTAAGAATGCTATTAGCCATTTCGGCGGTCCTTTCAAAGTTAGCGGTTCATTTGTGCTTGCAGCTTCTTCATCTGCCGGGCACGTTCAGCTTCAATCCACTGCGAGTCAGTCATGGTCTTCGTCGAGCGAGGATCAGTCGTGTCGTAGGACGAACTTCCACTGGTGCGTGCGGTAACAGGTGAAATAGGCGCAGGCGCAGACGTAGTTGGTTTCACAAGAGGATTGGAGCCAAGTTTGGCCTCAATCTTCCCAATCTCTCGGGCCTGCAAAAGAGGTGCCAAGCGGGAAATGCGATCAGCTTCCTTCGGGTTGGTTCCCAGCCAGTAGGCTAGGTCCGGCCCCATGTCGGACGCCTTGATTGTCTCGGCCATCACGTCAGTGACTCGAAGCTGCGGGTTGTAGGCGACTTGTTCAAAGTCGTCGTACTTGGCCCTGGCCTCTTCCTCACGGTCGTGGTAAGCGTCGTTAATCTCAGCCTGCTGCCGTTGGAACTCACGCTGCGCGAGCAGTTCTTCAGCCTTTTTGACGGCCAACGCTTCCGCGTAGGCATCAGGAGACTCGAAATGCTCGATAGGCGGGACTTCTCTTGGCGCTTGCGGTTGGGCAAGTTTAGCCTGCTGCTCACGTTCCCATTTGCGCTGCTCTCTGGCAAGGCGTTTGCCGATCTTCTCGTCGAGTTCAGCCTGGGTGAATTTCTTCTCCTCGGGCGTCTGCTCGGGTTGACTCTCAGCTACTTCCGGCGCGTTTTGTGCAGTGTCCGTGGTGGCCGTCACCTCGGCTGCTGGCGCGGATTCAACTTCCGCTAAGGTTTGACTTTCGTCGTTCATTTCACGTTCCTAAGGAACCTCGGTCTACTGGGCCGATACAGGGGGATATTTTATGTCTTAAGTGTATCAAGTTCAATTTGCAACATGTTTATTTTTGCAGAAAGTTCTTTTACGGAGTTGACCAGCAACCAAGTGATTTCCGTTGCATCAAAACGCTTGATGTCGGTATTTTCCTTGTCGTCTTTGTTCAGCTTGGCGCTGTAAGTATCAACTGAGTCTGGAATGACTAGCAGCGCTTCGTCAGCAATTACACCAAGACCCTTTGCGCCAATCTGCGTGCCACCTTTCCCGTTGTACTCCCATGTCTTAACTTGAATTTGAAGGAGTTGGTTTAATCCACCCGTGTAGGGCGAGACGTTGTTCTTCAAACGAATGTCAGAGGGGTTGGCCCAAGTTGTTCCAGAGGCTTTGGTCGCCGTCGATCCGCTAATAGTGAGATCACCAGCACCATTTAGCGCCATTGTTGTTGAAAACGAAGATGGGTCATTTGCACTGCCAGCGGCAGCCGTAACCCAAGTGTGACCGCCGTCAAACTGCTGATAATAGGTGGCTTTTCCATTGTTTATGTATCTGTTGGCTGAACCATCAAAATAGTAGTTTGAACCAACAATACTATTGTGAGTGCCATATTCAAAAAGCGAAGTGCTTCCGCGCTGAAGTGCAGACGCTCCAGCGCCAGCCCAAGCCTTGGGCGCATTGCCAAGGCCGAGATTTGTTCCGTCAAACACCAGCAATGATCCCGTAGTCAGCACTTTGCTGGCGTTGAGGTATGCCACACCGTTGGCGGTGCCGCCGTCTATTACTGGGTTGCTGCTGAAGGTTTGCGCGCCAGTAAAAGTTTGCGCGGTGTTTGTTATCGCAACATTAAAATTAGCGTCTGGTACAGTCATTACGCGGGTTGTGCTTGCCCCCGTCCCAGTAATTTGCAAAATCCCGCTAGTAGCGTTTGATCGAATATTTTTAACCGTTAAATCATTTACTGCAACTTTTACTGTACTTGCGCTTTGAACGATTGGTAATACTTCGGTGCCCGCAAGAGGTGTAGAGGCAGAAGATAAAGCAGAGATTTTTTGATCGGCCATGATTTATTCCTTAAGGTTGAATTTCGCCAAATAGTTTCCAAGTACCCGGATTGCCTGCTGTTACGCAAACACTACCAACGTACGAACCGGCAGTTGGAGTTGGACTTAAAACGATATCACCTTGAATTGCTCCACCGACACCGGCAGCCCATACCAAAGGATCGAAATGAGAAACCACGCGAATAATTTTTCCAGCGAATCCGTCGTTAGACAGCATCGGCAAACTAAGCACAGATGGCATCGTTAGACTTTGCTCAACGCCGTTGACGTATAAGCGGCCAAAAACAGTCGAGGCGGTTGCGCCGCCCCAAGTCCCAGAATGCGTGATAAGGTTGTACCCGTAGAAATTACCGCGAGTAAAAAATGTCCCTGCGCCAACTTGTTCAAACGTACAGTTGTTGTATACCGTTCCGTCTACACCACCATCAGAAAATGGAAGCGTATAGCCGCTTGCTGCATAAAATGTACAGCTTTGAAAGACAATGTTCTCAGATGGAATAAATTCCATACGAGTTCCGTATATCACCCCGCTAGGCGACTTAGCAGGGTCCATGTAAAACTTGCAACCATACCACTTGGATGCGTCTTCAGGATTGGTGGCATCACCACCCGGCCAAATCCACGAGCCAACAATTGTGCAGTCGTGAAAACTGAATCTTGGGTATTGAACCCAACCAGAGTAGTTGGTCGTGCCAATCATCTGGCAACCATAAAAATTGCAATCAGATGACGGCCCAGCACTAGCGATCATACCAACGCCAGCATTGTCATAGAACCGGCAGTTAATAAACGTACCATTAAACCCAAGCGAAGATTCTGGCTCAATGTCAAGTCCAGCGCCTGGTTCAGTATAAACAACGCCGTTCTTGCCGGTGTGCGACATATCGCAACTGATCATAGTGATGTTGTTGCCGCCGATCCACGACATGCCTTGACGGCCATTGTAGTTCAACCGGCAGTTTACAAAAGTGTGCGGATAAGCATCTGCGGTCGTTGAAGTAACGGTGTACTTCGACATGATTCCGTCAAGCCCGTGATGGTGTGCGTAAAAATTTTGAACAAGAACATTTTCGTTCTGCTCGTCACGAAGACCGCCATTCGCAAGCTGTCGCCCAGGGCCGCCCCACTCACCACCAATAATCTGGTTGTTGATGTTTCCATCAAGTTCAAGATCAGTGATCGTCACACTGCGGCAACTTACAATGTTGATAAAAAATCCCGCCTCTGCTTTGTAGTCAGGGTTAAGAAATGCTGGGGGGAATGGCGGCGGATTGAAAACGGCGCCAGTTACTGGGTTAAACGATCCGTATTTTAGACCGTTGACTAGGCGCAGTACAGCGCCATTACCCTGAATAACGACGGGCTGCGTGCAATTACTAATCTCAATTATTGGTGATGGACTATACGCATATCCAAGACCAAATTGACCAGCAAACGTCTGTTTACCAACAATATACACTCCAGGTGGAATAATTAATGTTCCCCCATCTTGAGATGAAATATATGCTGATGCGGCTGCAAATGCGTCAGTGTCGTTTGTTACCCCGTCACCCACAGCCCCAAAATCTTTAACACTAACTGTTTGTGATAATTTATTTTCAACAGTGGTGACTACAGACCCTGTAAAGGGTGCATCGTAAATAATATCGCTAGAATCTATTGGCAACGCAACTGCGCTAATGTTGTCGTATGTGGCAATTAAAACGTCAGCGCTTGTACGTAAAACAAACTTATAGCTAATGTTTTGCGTTAGCCAAACTTCGCCGCCGCTAGGTATTCGACCAGCCGAGTCAAGCACGATTGGATTGGTGTGCGCCACATTACCTGCAAATGTGGTGTATGTAGTTTGAGGGGTGGTTGTGCCCGCAGCATAGGTGTACAACCTACCCCCTGTAAGCGGATTACCGCTGTTATCAAAAAACTGCCAGCCAGCGCCGCCAATAGGAGAAAGATAAACGGCCATTTAAATCACTCCAACAAAATCAAACCGCCGTCCTCTTGCACGAGGTGGTCACCGTTTTCACAAAGAAGATTGCCTTGGGCTTGCTCGCTGTTACGGCCGCCAAACAGCGAAATAATGCCGCCCAAACTAAGGCCGACAGCGTTGCGGAAAGCTACACCGAAGCTCATTGCTTGTTGATAGGTTTGGCGTACGCAGTACCGTCGGTGCTGCCGATCCGCAGCACGCTAACGCGCCAGGGAGCGCCGGTCGTGTTCAGCGGCACCACAAACGGGATGGGCGTGAAGGCAGGAATTGGGGTGCTGGCGCTGGTAGCCACGGCCCCCACGCCTACTTCAACGTAGCAGGATTGGTCGCACCACACCAGTACGCCTTGCGGGCCAGGGCCCCATGCGGTCGTGTTGCCCGCAGTAGCACCGGCAGTTGCAGAGTAAGCGGGGAAATCCGCTTTGCTCATTGGGTTGAGAAGTTCCATGATGTGTCCTTTACTCGGGATGATACACGTTGCGCTTTAGCCTGTTAAGCGCCTTGGGGATGACTTGAACGTTTGTTGGGACATGCAAGCCAGACACATGCTCGCCCCGCAGCGGGATGATGTGATCAACTTCCCATGTAAAGCCAAACATTTCTGTTCGCTGTTTGGCTAAAGCATATGCTTGGCGCAACATCCATTTGTCGTCTGCCGACAGCCATTTTGGCACACGTTTGGCGCGTCTAGCAACGCTAGCAACAGCCCTAGCTGTATGCGCGTCGGGGTGCTTTTTGATATGGCGAAGTGCTTTTGCTTTAACTTTTTCAGGATTTGCCTTAACCCAAGCCGTTGCGGCAATTTTTACTATGTCTGGGTTTGCA